TATATCTCTTTCTTGCTGTGAACGTACTCTTGCTCTTTGTTCTGCTACAGTTCTATCTTCTGGTAATGGAGCTGGAGCTGCTGGTGCTTTTGGTTTGGATAGTAAAGAACCTACGCACATTATCTTATCCTTTCGTAAACAGATCTAGGTTTAACATTAAACACATCAAAATTTCTACGTGCTATTACAGGTTTACTAGCTTTTTGACCGATTGTCAATGCTCGACCTTCTCCAGCACCTAATAGCAAATATTGGAAAGCATCATGCACGTGGGAAAATCTATTCTTATTTGGTCTGTCATCATACCTTTCACCACTTACCTGCATACGTTTATAGTGATACCCACCATCAAAACCTTTAATTAAGTTTGTACATTTCGGATCTATTAACATTCCACTTTCTCCATCTGTCATTCTGTTTAATACAGCAGTTACTGATTCTAATCTAAGAGCGACATCATTAGATGGTGCTGGTCTAGCATTCAATCCACGACCACGTAGTATCTGGAATGGTGTTGATTCGTCAGTCTGTACTCTTTGATCTCCAGCAGGATCACCAAAGATAATAAATTCACGAGGTAGATATTGTGCCATATGTTGTTTCATTAACTCAGAGAATCGTACAATACCCATATCCTCTGCAACTAATTCATCAAACACAATCCATCTACCACGCAGTCTTTGTGCAAACACACAAGCTGGTGTTAATCCAAAGTCTATTCCTACAAATACTGGGACACCATCAGCAATAGCTAGATCACCTTTGGCAACATGAGTACTATGTACAAATGATTCGTAGACTGGTTTACCGTCAGATACTTGTCCTAGTTTATTTAGGACATATACATCTATCCATGATTTCGTCTTACCACGGATAATATTTTTATAATAATCTCCAGTCAAGTTCTTTCCATTTTCTTTTTCTGGATTATCTTCGTAATCTGCAACTTCCATATTCTTATCTTTGATTTCTAACATAGCTGGTGGTTGATTATAGAAAGTCCAGTTATCTGGTTTAACTAACATCTTAGCTTCTGATTTGGAAATATAATCAGGCAATATAGAATCTCCAGATAGTATAGACCACCAATGCTCTGTATCTGGTGGGTTGGTATCTGCAATCACACCATACCAAGTAGGACCACCATCTCTCATAGAAGGAAAACGACCTACCCTCATAGAACAAGCATCAACAATAGACTTTGGTATTTCTCTTGCCTCATTAATCCATACACCAGTTAGTTCGAGAGATAGTAGTTTCTTTACATCCTCTGGTCTATCAAGTGCCAAGAATATAACTTCGAGATCTATATCACCTCTTTTTATTCTATGAGTAAATGGGACAGACCAATGGAATGGACCCCATTCATCTTCTGGAAACCAATCTAGCCAGGTCTTTATTGTTGTAGTTTTTAATTGGGGGTTGGTGTTTCTTATCACTGCCCAGCGAGATTTACGTATACCATCTTCACCTGGCTCTTGCATTAATGCTCTACGAAATAATTCAATACAGCACGCAACAGATTTGCCACTACCTACTGGGCCTCTTAATCCTCTAAGAAAACTATTATCTTTCATAAATAGTTTTAGGACTTCACCATCTGGCTTATAGTTCAGTGATCCCATAATCTACTGCTAGCTTAATAAGTTTTTCTTTTGTTGTATCTGATAATGATTCTATGATCTTGTCAGCTTCGTAATCCGTTATCTTTTCTGTAGGATAGTTTTTCATGTGTTGCGTTTTTACAACAGTACGTAACTTATCTAAATCTTTAATCATTACCTTTCTGTAAATATTAGTCATAGTTATGCTTGTCCATAATTAATTCTCTACCCATTCTTTCTGCTTCTTCTTCTGTATAGCCTTTAAGCATCTTATATTCAATATATTGTTGCAATTGCCTAGATCTTTCTGCTTTTGCATTCTCTTGTTCATTAGCAACCATTATCTTTGCCCTTGCCTCAGCCTTATCCATTTTAGTTAATGGCTTTGGTTTACTAGTTAAGTTTTTCTTTGTTGATTTCGTAGACATTATATTCCTTTGCTTCTAATAATAATTCAAGACATTGGATCATTTCGTTTTTTTCAACGATTACTTCAGTAAGTAGTTTATTAGCATTTGTAAGAACTGCAATCTGTTTTTCAAGTTGTTCTATGTCTGCCATATCAAGTCTTTCTGTACTTACGTACCTTCTTTGCAATAGCTTTCGGTTGCTTACTAAACTGTTTACCTTTAGACTTGTCCTCTCTTTTTTTTGCTGACGTTGCCGCATATTCACTCGCTGATAAGTTTTTGATAGCTTTTTCTGGTAAATATCTTTCTCCAGTATCACTGGACCTCTTACCAGACTTGGTTCTCCATTTTTGTTTTGACCATTTCGATAATGAGTTGGATGGTTTCTTTGCACCACTATAGCCACCACCAGCAGACTTGTATGCCTTTACTGCTGCTTGTGCTTTACGTGCTGACCATTGACCAGCTTTAGTTCCGTGTGATGATTGTGATTTTATACGTGCAACAATACGTTTCCATAATGCTGGCTTCGTTTTTGTTGCTGTACTCATCTCTTACTCATAAGTGCCGCTACTGCATCTAGCAGTGTAGGTGGTTTAGTAGATGGTTTATATGGATCATAAAATCCACGTATCATTTGCTCTTGTTCACCCATTTGATTTCTATAGCTAGATCTTTTTTTATTGTATACTTCATCATACTTAGAAAGATCTGGCATACCAAGGTCTTTCATAACAAAAGGTTCTGTAGATATATTATTATTATCAAACAATTTGACAGGACCAGTAGTAACAGTAGCGTCCCCAAAAGGAAATGTGCCTGTCTTGGTAGCCTCACTATAAGTACCACCCATTCTTTCAACAGCAGCTTTGTGTTTTTCTTCTGCCGCTTTCTCTATCTTTGGACCAAACAAAGATCTAAAAAAATTTTGTACAAAGTTAGGACCACTAGACTTAGATTTTTTTGGAACAGGACCAAAGCTTTTGTATGTTACCTTACCTTGCCCATAAGTTTTTTGACCAACAACAATTCTTCTTCCTGGCTTGTTGGGATCATTAGCATATATCTTTTTAAATTTAAGAGGCACAATTACTTACCTTTTTTATTAGGTACAGGCCCCCCACCACCTTGTGCATAGAATGTTCCAAAGTAACTTTTGCCACTATAGTCTACCATTTTTGCAGTATGCCTATCTCTTTTTAAAGTTCTTTTTCCTTCTCGAACAGCATCTTTATAGTTGTGTCCAATAGCAGAACGGGAAAGACCTTCAAGTTTTTGATTGTTAAATACATTGTACTTTGCAGATGACACATATGTTTGTCCACGTTTAGGTTCGTTAGATGTCATGAACAACCTATTTATATCATCTCCAGAAGTTACTTTAGTGGATTTTGCTTTTAGATTAGGGTTAGGTCTACCAATGTTAGCAACATTACCAGCGATAGCTTTAAGCATACCAGCTTCATAATCATAAGCATATTTGGGTTTAGGTCTTGAACGTGGTTTACTATCAATCATTCTGCTCATTCTGTTAGCACCACTTGCTTTTTTACCAATAGGACTACGTGGTTTACTATCAATTATTCGAGGAGCAGACTCCGACATAGTAGCAGTAGATCTATATCCAGGACCTCTCATGTCTGGGTATTTTTCTAACAGTAATGCATTCTTTTTATTTAAGTTAGGGAAGGCTCTATTGATAGCACCAGCTAAACCTCTATCACCCCATTTACCACCAGGTGCGTAGGCTGCCCTTCTTTTTTCTTTTGCTATTTTTTCAGCCTGTCTTTCTTTTTGCCTTTTGGTCATTGCCATGGGAATCTCCTATTTACTTTTCTTTTTATAAGTATCTACTTTTGGCATCTTCTTGCCAGCTTGTTCTTTTTTTCTTTGAAGTGCAATGTATTTCTTTTCTGTTTTTTTAATCGGCATTGTGATCTCCTAAAATTTTATTTTAACACCAATAAATGGTGGGTTAAATTTAACAATTGGTTTTATATTACTATCATTATACTTGTTTCTCATTTCTGACAACAAAGATTTTTTCTGTTTCTTTTTTTCTTTTAGACGTTTAGGTATCTCTTTGATAAAAGGATTCTTTGTTGGATAGGTATGTATAGGTGGTAGCAAGCTTCTGAGCTTACCTGGTTTCCTTTTTGGGTAGATTGTCCCATATGAATCTAAGTTAGTAGGCATGGCTATAAATCATTAAACTCGTCAGCAATTTCTATTTTTCTGAGCCTTCTATTATAATGTCGCTTTGGGTTTCTAGGGTTGTAACCCTTTCTTTTCTCCGCTTTCTTCATTAAACTTTGCCAATTACGATTGCCTGTAAGTCCTTGGTAGATAAAGCTGTCGGCTTGTTTTTCATAATTACTGACAAAAGGTCGTCTTTCATCCCCCAGCATTCTTTTAAATTTAAATTCTCTTAGATCTTTAGTATTGGTAGGTTTTAGCTTTGGTCCATAAATCTTTCTAGCAAGCAATCTGTTAGAATCAATGCTAGGTAGTTCTTCTCCTCTACTTGACCTAGATTTAGAAGCCTTCTCTCCTTTGTATATCTTTCTTTTCTTTAGAATATATTGCAATACTTTCTTGCCTGGCTTCTTGCCATACTTGTACAATCTTGCAGCAGCCAATACAACTGGGACAATCGGGGCCATTATCTTTTCTCCTTCTTAGCCTTTAATCTTTTTGACATAGCCTTTGCTTTTGCTCGAGCATCTGCTTTACTACTAGCACCCCACACCCTCAATGATAATAGTAATCTCGTTGGTTTACCATCTTTATATTCTGGTCCTGCCATATTACCCATTCTGGCTAGGAATGATGCACGTCTAGGATTATCACCACTCTTAACTGGGGGCTTTAATGTACCTTTCTTATAAGACGCACGACCTTTAGCATTTAAACCACCTTTAGGGTTCTTACCTTCTTTCCTTGTCCATGCCTGTGTTTTATAAGCCATTTAAAATACATAGCATAATTTGAACGGACCTTGAAGAAAAAAATTTTGTGACCGATACATTTCTTATTGTTCTATACCTGATTTTTTGGGGTAGGGTAAAGCAAAGAGGCTTTACTGAATCCCCCAAAAAAGTGCTGTAACAAGTCTTAGAATGGTGTCTGACTTACGTTAGATCTATGTTGATACTAAAGTTACCAGCCACCAAGTGTTGGTGTTTGTCAGGCGACTTGAAACCAGCACGATCCAATATATCTTTACTAGCCTCTAACTGAACATACTCTGATTTTGCTGATTGGGACAGAGTACTTATTCGATTCAGAGCCTTAGTCGCATGCAATCCAGTCGTTCGTTGAATCTCTTGATACATATACTCTTGTACCTCTGGTTTTCGTAGCATCTTGTGTGCAGTTACTCTTGCCGAATTTCCTTTGTATCCTGCTAGTTTCGAGGCATCTGTTATGGAACACCCTTGGGATACAAGTATATCCACCAAACGTTTCGCTTTCGAACTGATAGCTCTTGTTTTCTGTAACATCTAAACTCCTTAATTGGTATTCAATCTTGTATAATAACAGTACACAAATACTGGTGAAAGTCATATGCTTTTCTCTAACAAGAAGAACTAGTTACTAGTCTTAATAGGAGAGTAGCATATCGTTTGGGATTGTCAAGACACTCTGTTGCACATAGGGATATAGGGGGTGCGTTACACTTCTAAAATTAAGCCTAGTCCTGTTATTCCAGATATCATTCTTCATTAAAGATAATTCTCCTTCTTGAAGATTAGTATGATAATGCTAAGACTAACATATGCTCGTCACCAGTAAAGGCATGGTAATGTTTCCTAAGCATTTGTAAATGCTAATGAAACCTAAGCCTTGACAAGTGCCTCTTAAGCATATGTGAGTACAATGCATTATTAATCTTCAAAAAGGAGAATTATCATGAAGAAAGATAACTTACATAAAGCACTAGACTTAATTTTAGAAGATTTCACTCCTATAGAGGGTGAACAGAGTGTTGACAATCCAATCGATAGCTACACTCCTAGTAAGGCACTAGTAACAAGTTTCATCTATGGTAGAGAAAGAGCATTGCTTTCATGCCAGAATTTGAGTGCTGATATTAGATCAAGATTGAGATACAGGCTTAAGGAATTTGATGGTTCAGAAGTCAAGAACTCTCAGATAGAAAACGATACGGATATGCTGGATAAACTGGATGTCCAAGAAGAAGTAATCCAAACACAGATTGCCTCGGCAACTGATTACTTCAAAGGTAGATTCGGTCATGAGTATCGAGCACCAACTGCTAGGAAAACAGAGTACAAAATAGTATCAGAGAATCAACAAACTGAGGCTTACAAACGAGCCCAGGCACATCTGAACAAGTAATCTGTACAATCAACAATATCAGACTAGGTTCATTAGAGCCTAGTTTGATATGATTGTGACCACTGGCTTCAATCTGCAACACAAACACTTGATGGGCCTGTAACTTGAGTATCAGACTTGTTACAGTGTGAGGAACTTCCTATGGTGGTGACGACCTAGCACTCCCCTATGTTGTCCCCCATAAAAGTTTTCCTATGACAGATTTTTTTGAATCGCCAGTGCTTGGTGTAATGGGTTGCATTAACACTGAGTAAATACTTCCTCATTCCTTGTGAAGAAAGTATTAACTCAGTGTTAATGTTTATCCATTAATATATAATATAAATACCATTAAAATAGGAGAAGAACAATGGACTTATATGACATACTAACTAATAACGATATACTAACAGGCAATCAATACTATAGACTTGTCGAGAACCATATGTATGCCAACGGATACACTGATGATGGTGATGGCAAAGTACCCGATGGTATTGCCCACGTCAAACTATTTAATGCCACTGGTATTGGAACGTGGTGGCTATCAGAGCTAGACCCTGATACTGGCATTGCTTTTGGTAAAGCACATCTATTCGAACTAGAGTTTGGTTACTTCAGCTTGCTTGAGCTGCTTGACACGCACTGGGAAAAGAAGATGATGTTAGAACGTGATCTATATTACAGACCTAAGTTTCTTACGGATGTAACTATAGATGATGTATATCCTACATATGCTGATGAACAGCCATATGCAACACAAACTATATGAGGTAAAAAATGACTAATAATATTATACAACTAGATAATAATCTTCAACCAGAGCAGACAGCCTATGACACAGTGTTCTCTGCTCTTATGAACTACAGTGTACCCGAACTAAAAAAGATGTTCACTGAAGTCTTGGCACATAAACGTCAGAGTATAAAGTCGCAGCTTAAAGTTGGCACTAAAGTATATGTTCTAAGTAAAGATTACCGTAAGCCTGGCGTTATCAACCGTGTCAATATCAAAAGATGTATTGTAGAAATAGATGGTAAATTATGGGATGTACCATTGCAAAACATTGAGATAGCTACTGACCATGAGTATTACCCTCATGCGTAGAGCAGCTATAATCGGATCAGTCATAATGATTACACTATGGCTGATCGCAATGTATTCAATAATAACTTTTATGGGAGTTTAAAAATGGAAGAATATGATTCTATAATAAACAAGATGGAACATCATGGTAAAGATAATATAAATATATATATGTACAATCTGTACCATGCATACCGACAAGACAAAGGATGGGAAGAAGATTATCGGTTAGATAATTTTGATGACCATTTCCATGGTGTATACAACAGTGCTGAAGATGCTGCTGAAGATATATACAATCAAGACTATGCTGATTTACCAGAGATAATGAAACCTTGCATTGACTGGTGTGCTGTAGGTGATTCACTTGTTATGGGTGAAGATGATACCTACTGCGTGTATGAGATAGAAGTGCCAGGCTATGGCAATAGAATATTTATATATTACAATAACTAGAAAGGATAAGATATGTATAACGCAAGAGATGACATGGATGTTCAAGATAAGTTTGTCGACTGGATAGACGCAGAATGTATGGATGGTGAATGGCATGATGAAGATCAGTTCACCGAGTACGTGATGAAGAACATACCACTTGAGTTTGTCCACTTAGACCCAGAGTACCTGGCTCTTACAATCGGTGAGGCATTTCAAGGTTACGTTGAGATGATGCAAGATTATGCTAATGACAATCGCGTTAGCTAGAGTTTGCTAGACACTGTATCGTCTATCATTCCTAAAAGCTGGATAAACCGTAGACTTAAATGGACTGCAAGAGGAACAGCATGATAGATTCCCTTTCGTTACAGTGTCTAGCATTCGTGCCTAGTAATGTTACGGATCACTAGTTCCATAATAGTGTGCTAGGTTTTTTTTAACAGAGCCACGGTAAAGAATACTCTTACGCAGATACCGTGGCTCACAACTAAAGAGGTACAATTCCATGAAAGAATACTGCTCAAATATCACACTTAAATTTAGTGGTAATAATATAGAAGCCGATAATAAAGAACAGTATATTGAGTTCTTAAAAGAACAATTCTATGAAGAATACGGAATATGTTTAGACGATGATGAGATTGAAATAGTAGAGGAAAGCAAATGACAAAAGAATCAATAAAAGATTGGGCAGATAAACACATCATAGTTGATTGTGATGATCCAAAACTAAAAGAAGCTATCGAAAAAAAGATACTGAATAGATTATTAAATGCTAAAGATGAGGATAAGAATGACAATCAAAATAATCAATCAAGATGATAAGTATGACTACTACATTTACCCTAGTGTAAGTGTAGTAGACGCAGACACAATCAAAAAATATTTTGGTGCTAAAGGTGCTGGTCGTGCTGCATTCTTTAGAGATAACTGCGACACACTTGCCCTGGAAGTATACAAGTACGACAAACAAGAAGGACAATTTATTGAAAGGATAGACAATGGAAATAAGAAGTGATGTAACATGGAACAGAGTGCAAGGTATTGGTGGTAGTGATTGTTATACATTATGGCATGGCACACCAGAGGATGTAGACAAGCTATGGGAAATCAAGACTGGTAAACGTGAGCCAGATGATTTGTCAGAAAACTTTAAGGTATTGCTTGGAACATACACTGAAACATTTAATCATGAATGTTTGATTAGATATCTAGTTAAACGCAGTAAGACTGATGTCATGCCATTGCCTTCGAGAGATCCAAGCATATGCAATGTTGCTAAAGTTATACCATTAAGTGATATGGATCTGCCATTGTATGCTCACCTGGATGCATTCATTACAGAAGATAATTGTGTAGTCGAATACAAACACACATCAGAAAACAAACTGTTGCGTGAGGTAATACACACATACGAACCACAATGCCAACACTACATGCATTTGAAGAATGCGGAGTCATGTATACTGTCAGTTATATTTGGTAATCAGAAACATTCAGTCAAGAAAATCAAACGTGATGACAGTTTCATTAGCGAACTTACCAAATTACAAATGAACTTTTGGAAATGTGTTGTGAATAACACAAGACCATCCGATACTTTGTAAAGGTATTGTTGTAATATTATTAACATAACATTTAAATAAGGAGAAGATATATGAGTACATATACAGATCAATTAATCAACGACTTCAAAACTAAATACCAATTAAGTGGTGAAGATTTTTGGCAACTTAAAGTTGGTGGCAGAGAGCAATGGATTATCAAACACAATGCAATGGAAAGGGTAGCTCTAGCAGAGAAAATGCAATGGCAGCTTGAAGTGTTAAGCTTTGCACCAGATGTTGTTGTAAAAGCTACAGTATTCCAACCATCAACTGGTAATAAAATGGAAAGCTTAGGTGAAGCTAGTGCAAAAACAACCAAGCAAAGTTTCTTATATGCAATGGCAGAGAAACGTGCTGTTGATAGATGTGTTCTTAAGCTGCTTAATGCTCATGCATACTTATACACTGATGGTGATGCAGATGAATTTAAAGAAGAAGAAAAACAAAAGCAAACCTATCGAGAACAAGTAATACAGGAGAAATAATATGAATCGTGAATGGGAATTAGATATACAAGCGAGAAGAAAGGAAATAGAAATGATAGAGTATCATACAGAAAACAATACAAATCATAATCATATGCTAAGTAATTATCTATATGGTAAACAATTTATTGATATAGAAAAAAGAATGATGAATGCTGTAACTCAACAAGAACTTGATGATATATGGGAGATAAATAAGAGTTGGATTAACCTTATGAAATCAAGTAAGTCAGAGTATTTGTTGTATGATATGTTGTATTGGCATAAGAAAAATCTAACTAGTTTATTTCAAATGAACATATACAAAAGGAAGAAGAATGTATCAGCAAAGACTAAAGCAACTAAAGGATCGCAGACTGTATCTTAATTATACATTAGAGCAGTTAGCTTATGTGATTGGAGTTGCTGACAGAATGGTAGGCAAATGGGAACGTGGAGAAACCATACCTAACATGCAGAACTTTGAGGCCTGGTGTAATGCACTGGACCTTAACGTAATCTTGTCTGCCACAAGCAGTCAGATAGATGATTGGGAACCCAATCAAAACTTTATTAACGAAATCAAACAAGAATTTATAGGGGTAAATTATGAATATGAAATCAGTAATTTCAGAGATTGGTACAAATCTAAAGGTGACAGATCAGCAGACTGGAATGCCTTGTTCCGAATGTGGATACGTAGGTCTTTCAAATTTAACAGAGGAACAACAAAAAGCAATGAGGAGAATACCCAGACTCTTTCTGCCATTGCTCAACGATTGCATGCTAGCTAGGATATACGAATTGTTCCACGGATCTAGCAAAAACTTTAATCCTCGAGTACCAATAGATAAAGATATTGTAAAGGTACTGCCAGTGTTACGTCACGAAGTTCGCAGTGCTACATACACAGATATTGCAGAATACATTGCAAGGATATGTTCTGTTTTGCAATGCAATCTACCAGATGAAACAGGATTAGAAGAATATTTTAAGATACTAAAAGAATTTCCCAAGTTAATGCTTGAGGAATGTTGTGAGAGTATAATACAGACAACTAGCTATCGAAAGCTACCACTGCCTGTAGATTTTATACGACACATGGAAGTGTCCAGGACTGTACACATGACATGGCTGGATAGATTAGAAAACAAATACATCAACTATAAGGAGTAACATATGTATAATTGTATAACACTAGTAGGAAATATTGGTGGAGAAACTAAATTTGAAACAACAAGTGGGGGTAAGCCATATGCAATCTGTTCTCTCGCCACGCACCGATATGCAGGTGGCGAGAAGAAAACAGATTGGCATAAGATTATATTCTGGGATGAAAAAAAAGTAGAGTTGTTAAAACAATACACAAGAGTTGGTAGTAAGATACTAGTTCAAGGGTATCTTACGTACAACTCGTGGGAAAGAGATGGTGTGACACAGAAGTCATCCGAAATCCACATAGGTTATGGTGGTGCTATTGAATTACTAGATAGTAAAGGTGATCATACAAGTGTGCCAACAGCTACTACCCAACATGCACCAGAGGGTATGCAATCTTCCCAAAAAGAAATTGACAATATACCATTTTAATAGGTAAATCATGTTTAGTATTGGTGAAAGAAATAAGTTCAAGGTACTTACAGAAAGACAATCTGATGTTTATAATTGGATTGTCAAGTACGTTGAGCAAAAAAAAATTGCTCCAACTTATGATGAGATCAGAGAAGGATGCGACCTGGGTACTGTAGCTAATGCCTATCGAATAGTAAGAGATCTAATAGAAAAAAAACTCATACATAAGATAGGTAGAACACAACAACCAAGACAAGTCTATCCAATTATAGATAACAATCATATAAGAGATTGACATGGGTGGATCAAGTTCAAAGCGAAAAGGATATAGAGTAGAGAACGAGTTGGTCAAGTACTTGCAAAAGAAAGGGATTGATGCAAAACGTCAACCCCTTTCTGGTGCGTTGGCAGACTTTCCTCATGACATATCCATCAACAATCCGAGATTAATTGTCGAAGTCAAAGCAAGAAAGTCTGGCTCTGGTTTCAAAACTATACTCAACTGGATGGGTAAAGCTGATGTACTAGTAATGAAACAAGACTATGATGATCCAATAGTAGCTATGCCTATGGATGTGTTTGTAGATTTAATAGTTAGCCATGCAAACTATGAACCACCATATGAGCAAAAGTTAAAGGAAATAAAGAAACAGTCCTAGAACGAGCAGAGAAGCCCATACAGAAGCTTTAGGCTTTTTGTAACCACAGCCACATTTTTCAAAGAATAGGCTACTGTATGAGCTTTTAAATGGGTTTGTTTTACCTATCTTTGCAAGTACATCAAGAATTTTAAACATATCTTTCTCCTTCATTAATTTTTAATCATTTTAATTGCTTTAATAGTATAGTTAGTCCCTCTGTATTCACTTTGTATTTCAGAACATTCAAATCCAATAGCAACCTTTTCTTCATTTACACTTTCTATATTAAGATTAGCATAAAGATCTAAAGCATCTTCATGTCCTGTTGCCATGCAACTATACCAATCATTAAATATAAGTTCGTTTTGTAATGGTGGAACACAATTATTATTGGCAATGCTGCATATATATAATACCAAAATAAAATTGTTCATCTTACTTTACCATTTAATAGTAAAAGGGATAGCGAGGTAACGACTATCCCTTTTACTAACCTTGGGAGAAGAACTATTATGAGAGTAGCACTGCATTATATATAAACCAAGACATTGTTTACTTTTTCCACTTAGTAAGTGTTGATACACCGAATGAACCAGCAACAATGGTAAGTATAATATACCAGAACTCTGTAGGTGCAGAGCCTAGTAACTCCCATCCTCTGGTCATGTGTACTTGTGTTTGTGGTATGAAGTGTGCTACCAGTATGCAAGTAAATACTACAGTTAAGTATTCATCCTTCCAAGACTTCTGACTAGCCTTGACTTGTTCTTTCATTACAGCTTGTTGTGCCTTAGCAATAGCTTCTTCTTTCTTTATCTTAGCAAAGTCTGTCTGCTTGATAGCTTCCACCTCTGCTTCTCTTATCATAGCTTTCTTTTCTAGTGCATGTTTAGCACCACCAATAACCTTGTCAGCTACTAGCTTAGTAATTGGATTGGATAATAAACTTAGAAAAGGTATCATGACATTAACATTCTTATGCCAGTATAGACAGCACTAACAATAGCACCAAGCCAGAACACAACCTTGACAGCACCTCTGCCCATGTTGACTTGTTCTTTAAGATCATCAATCTGCTTTTGATTTTCGCAGACTTTCTCTGTAAGAGTATCTATCTTGTTGCTTATCACTGCTAATGTTATCTCTGTATCTGGCATTATTTTTTACTTGGAAATATATCAAATGGGTGGAAATCTTCCCACACTGCGTATTTAAATCCTTCTATTTCTTCTTCTTTAATTATGTTGAACATTGTTACTCCTATTTAGTTGTTGTCATATTTTGTATTGCCCACTAACCATATGTTAGTACCACCATCTGTTGTTACAAATTCGTATAATCTTCTATCTGTTTTTTCACTAACATTTCCAGCAGACTGGTCAGTAGCATAATCAGAATTTTGTACTGATGCAGGTAATGTTAAAGTATAAGGTGTGTAAGACCTTGCATCATAAAGGCGAACAAGACTATTAATGGTTTCTTGTGTTAACCAATAACCAAAGCCAGCTCCATCAACTGGAAAGTATTGGGACTTACTTATAGTACTACTACCACCAACACTTACATTGCCATTAGTGTCCATTGTAGCAGTTGAAATATCGTAAGGTGTAGACATTGTCAAAGCAACGTATGAATGAATATTACTATTATACCCAAAAACGTGTGCAGATATTTTTGTACCATCTTCACTCACTTGCATTTGGCTAAATCCATCACCACTTGAAAAACCAGCATACAATCCCATACTACTATAATTTCTTGTGGTAGCTGAACCTGCTGTGCTTGTGTCGTATGCTGTACTACAAGTATACATTTTTACTCCACCACCACTTGTCGCATAAGTGGTATTATATAGTTTTGTACCATCACTACTCCAAGTCCACATACCACCATTAAGAGCCCATTCAGTACTTTTTGTTCTTGTATAACTCATGGTACTAATATCCCAAGCTGTGGATAATGTATAAGTTTCCCAAGATAAGTTAGAGCCATTCTGTTGGAAATATTTTGTTCCATCAGGACTGAACTCAGAAGCTAAGTAGGGGTTATGTTGCAAAGTAGCGTTTTCACTATTATATGTAGCTGTACTAAAATCCCAAGCAGTAGATAAATCCAAAGCATACAAAGTATAAGGTGAACCACTAGGAGCAAAATAAAATTTTGTTCCATCAGGTTTCATTGTAAAATTGTACATATTAGAACGGCTAACTAAGTTGTAAAAGAAAGAAGCACTCGCACTATCTACAGTAAGGTCATCATGCACAACCTGACTATTTACTACAACAGCTTGCTGATCTATTGAACCATTTTGTACAAAGTCATAAGCAAATCTTTTACTTGTTGGTACATTAGCAAAAGATAAAGTAGTGTTACCACTCAAAGAACCTTGAGAAAAGAAATTATAACTACCTAAATCTAAGCTAGGAGTAGTGCCACTTACTGTTGTAGGTGTGAATGGATCAGCAGTATCTATCCAAGTAAATGAACCATCACCATCTGACTTCAATACCTGACCAGCAGTACCATTACCACTAACATCTAGCTTAGTAGCATTGATAGAGTTATCAGCTAGTTTAGCCGTACTAATAGCACCATCAGCTATATCGGCTGTATCTACACCATCTGCTATATCTCTTGCTTTAGTCATGTGTTGCTCCTATATTTTCTTCCATGTTTGTTGTTCGTCAATCAAATATACATTAGTTCCACCATCACCTGTAAAGAATGTGTACTTAACTGTTTGATTTGCAAGTAATGGTTTTGGTGCGTTTTGAACAGATGATGGTAATGTTAAGTCATAAGCATCTATGAAGTTATATCCATTTATTGTATCTTCGTCATATCCTTGAAGCCACATTTTACTACCATCAGGTAGCATATGGAAGGCTCTAACGAAATCTGCCGCAGTATAATAAAGTGGAGCAAAGGAACTCCAATTTTGTTCTTGCGACACACTAGCTGTACTTAAATCATAAGCAGTTGATAAAGTTAATTTCACCAAATTACCATCTTGGTGCAAAACGATAATTTTTGTACCATCACTACTCAATCTCATTCCCCATTCGTCAGTTCCAGCTGAAACAGCAGCATTTACATTAAAAGAATTAGTGTCATAAGAAAGAGTAGATATATCCCATGCTGTGCTAAGACTGTATCTGCGAATAATCCCATCTGCATGAAAAAGAAATACTTTTGTTCCATCGCTCTTAAAATCTATTGCCTGTACATTCTGAGTAGTAGCTGTTATATTTTTTATAGTATTAGATGATATACTTGATAAAGCCCAAGCTGTAGACAAATTATATTGTACTACATTATCATTTACACAAACGTACATCTTCGTTCCATCAGTACTAAACCTTAAACCATCAGGTGCAGTACCAAGAGTTGCTGTTAAACTATACTGAGAAACATATTCTGCTGAACTTAGGTGGTAAGGGGATTTTAAACTATATTGTTTAACAGCATCTGTCTGGTCATCAGTTATATAGAAATTTAAACCATCAGAACTAAAATCTATGCCATAAGCTGTATTAGCACTAGCATCAGTACTTGTCTTAACACCCCCACCTTTTAATCTTACTTGTTCTCCATCAGCAACAACTTTCGTTAAATCATAGTTTGCACTCGCACCTGATGTTTGGAATGTGTATTCCCATTTTGCTTCTGTTGGAACACTAGCAAAAGAAATTGTTGTATCACCTGTTAATGAACCTTGATTGAAGAAGTTATAAGAACCAACATCAAGTGATGGTGTTGTACCTGATACTGCATTGTAAGAGAAAGCACTCGGTGCATCTGCCCAACTAAATGTTCCATCTCCATCACTAGCTAATACCTGTCCTGCTGTACCATTACTTGCAACATCTAAGTTACCAGCTTGTACCTTGCCATACTCTAGTGCAGTACCACCAGCATTAACTTGTAATACTTCATCAGCACTACCTAAAGTACCTAGTCCTGTACCACCTCTTGCATATCCCAGTGTGCCACTTGTTATCGAGGTTGCATCAATAGCGGCAACATTGAAAGTGCCGTAAGCAATAATATCAACAGTGTCAGTACCAGATGTACCGATAGCAGTAGCGAATACCACAGAAGAACCAGAGGTAACAGTAACATCACTTCCATTAACCATCTTAATACCATTGAGGTATACGTCAACATAACCTGCATCATATAATAAAGTGTTGCCATTGTCGTCTGTTCCAGTAATTGTTGTTGTTGAAGAACTTACAGAGTATTGGAATCGTGCAGATGTGCCATTAACTGATGAACCAGCATTTTGCCACCCAGAACTACCATACACTTTCATTATATCATCTGTTGTATCGTAGTATAAATCACCAACATCTAATGATGTAGTTGGTGCAGTAGCAGAAATCCTATATCTATTAGCAAATGTATTTACATCTGTAATGTTTGTAGCAACAGTATTAATGTTTGTAGTATTACCAGCAACTGTAGCTATATTAGCTGTATCACCTGCAACAGTTGTAACATTAGCACTAATACCAGCAACTGTACTTACATCTGAACTGATACCAGCTACTGTTGTAACATTACCAGAGATACCTGCAACTGTAGTAGTGTTTGCTGAGATTCCAGATACTGTAGAAACATCAGAACTAATCCCTGCAACTGTTGTTACGTTACCACTTACTCCAGCAACTGTAGTAATATCAGAAGCAATAGGGGCAAGTGTTTGTAATTCTGTACTAAGTGCGGCAACATCAATAAGGTCTTGTGAACTCACACCAGATAGAGCAGTAATCTCTGTACTTAATCCAGCTACTGTTGTTACATTAGATGATATACCAGCAGTAGTAGTAACATCTGATGATATACCAGCAACAGTAGTTACGTTACCAGATATACCAGATACAGTAGTTACATTAGCAGATATACCTGCAACTGTAGTTACATCACTGGCAATACCAGCAACAGTTGTTATATCACTTGTAATACCAGATAAAGTAGATAGACCAGTAGTTGTTAGTGTTGCTTCAGCATTACCACTAGCATCAAAGGATAATACTTTAGAAGCTCGATTAGCATTAGTAGGTAGTGTTACTGTAGCAGAAGTTACATCAGTATCAGATAGCTTAACACTACGATTAGTTTGTTCTTGTGTATCAGCCATGATACTTATAATAGTATCAAGCTGTGTGTTGAGTGTAGATATATCGAACGCACCAGATGGATTAAAGTCTGTTGTTCTTTCGATAGTAATATCTCTTATGATAACAATACTATCATTGAGTGCTACACCAGATCCAAATGTTACTGTACCACCAGCACCAAATTCATAAGCATCATCAGAAGCAGAAGCTGTGCCTGTTATCTTATAAGTAGTGTTTGTGCTAGGACTAGCATCATAAGTCATTAGTGTACCATTCTTGTACACTTTAACATCATTAACACTAAAGAACTCAAAGCCTATAGTAAATGCTGTTTGACCAGCAGTAGCTGTGTAGGTATTCCTTGGTGTGTTCTTAGCACTTAGTATAGTCATTCCAATATCTCCTCTATGCCTTGATCATATAATGGTCTTAATAATCTTTTGAAGAATATTAAGTTTTGTAATGGCAGCATTCTTCTTAACATAGCATGATCTGTTTTATAATCATAGTCCCCAGCATAAATTCTTACTAGGTCTATTGGTATGCTAGGACCTGGTCCAAGTATTTCACCTAATGCACTGCCACTATCCACATTACCAAACCTAGGCTCTAATCCTAATAAAGGTCTAACACCAATTGGAGTGTCTGTAAAGCCTTCAGTTACACTTTCGAGCATGAAGTTAAGATCTCCAAAAATAGTAAGTAGACCAGATCTTTCTATAGATTCAGCTACAAGTTCTTCATTAGTCATATTTTCAAAAGCTGTAGGATTCTTAACATAAGTAACTAAAGATCCAAGTAATAACATCATACCCATAGCAACCACTACTTGACCTTGCCCATTACTTAAAGATTGTCCACCACCTACTAGCATTCTGTTTGTAGCTGCAAATGCCCATGGCATAAATTGAAATGGTAAACTTGCCCATGTTGCATTTACTTTATACCCATACTGTGTTTTTTGTGGTTTAAATACTCTATTAACCAAAGGGTTAGCAAAGATTGCATCCCATTCTTTACCTGTAAATGTTGTAGCACCAGCTACTATATCTGGTGTATCAGTAATATCTGGGGTAATAATTGTATTTTCACCAGACATATAGACAGCAACTTTTAATTTTCTTCTAGCTACAGCACCACCTTTAACTTCATTCCAGGCTAAAGTATTTGGTAAAAAGTTTTTACCTTGTCTTTCAATAGGCATGGTAGTAATCAACCTTGCAGTTTTTTGGTCAATTCCGTACTTTTTTAATTCTTTTAGTTTTTGTGCTACTTGCTCTGGACTAATAGCCTTCCCTGTTAAAGGATCTACTCTGTCAGTTACAATGTAAGCATCTCTAATAAACCTTTGATAACCTATTACTCTACTAAATCTTTTCCACCAGTTAGTCCAAGGTGTTAAAAGGTTTGCCCAATAGAATGGAATTTGTGCTTTATTGACACCATTATGTATTGCACCTAATACCTTACCACCACGACTAGAGCTAGCATGCAAGCCATTTTCAGCTATAAATCTATTCATAGATCCAAAGAATAGAGCTTCATCTTCACCCAACTCCTCTACGACATCACCTACTAGTTTTTTAAATATAGGCCCATGGGAAGTTACATATGTTTTTAATCCACGAAATGCATTGCTTAATCCATGCACCATAAAAGGCATAGCCATTTCTGATAAGCTTGATGGGACAACACCACCCATTCCACCTAAAGCAGAAACACCTCTTAATATGTCAGCCGATTGCCTTGACACACCTGCTGGATCTGCTGTATTAAAGGTATAATACATTCTTTCAATAAGATTATCAAAACCTTGTAACCCTGCATTAACCTTTTTCATTCCTGCTGGTGTTTTACCTTCTTTTAACACTAGCCTAATAAATTGTAGATCTTTTTCTTTTGAAGCAAACGGATCACCAAACTTTTCAGTCATTGATCTTACCTTAGTTGCTACATTCATGTATCTATGGTAGATAGTAAATGCATTATCTTCCATATAATCCATAACACCATGTTTACGTAACAAATGATAAGGTACGTCTATCTCTCTTTTTAAAAACTGTGATGCACCTAAACGATATGGATTGTTTACATTACCAACAAATCCTTTAAGGATAGCTTCTTCACCATATTCACCAAGGTCTAAATCAAAATCTACTCTTTTCTGTGCTAAAGCAGATACTTCTTGTTCTGTTAGTTCGCTATACCATGGTGTTTCTTTAATGGCATTCTCCCATCTCTTTTTATACTCTGCTGTTTCTTTAACAATAGATGGTACTTTAGGAAACAATGGCAAATAGTTTTCTTGTCTGCGATACTTATTCTTAAGATCTTTTCCTTTAGCAATTGCTCTTAATGCCTTAAGTTCAGTAAACTTTCTTTGGTACATTTCTCTAAATACTTTTGATTGCTCTACAGTTAGAATTTGGTTTTCTAATATATCATTCAGTTTGCCAACAATTTCTTCACCATCTTTTACTTTCTTA